AGCTCTGTCATAGTGGTCTCTGAAATGTCCATACGTACATGGGGCAAATTGGTAATGCTGGCGGGATTTGAAATACGCCTATACTTGGTATTAGTGCCTGTTAGACAACTACCATACTGAAAAGCAGAAACTAAAACACCTTGGTGAAAAGGACTGGCCGCTACTTGTAAAGTAAACATAATAGAAAACTTAATGCCGTAAGCGCCAGAAAGCCTTTGATTCCACTGGGGAAACCAGGTAGTCAGATTGGTGTATGTAACATCAAGAGCTGCCTGGTTAAAATTGATGCTGCCATTGGCCATAGTATTGACTATTACTAACCGTGGGCGTTCGAAATAAGACTTAAGATCCTGCAAAGCGACATCCCTATTCAAATAAACTGAATATTCGAAAGGGCTAAGCGCCTCAACAGCTTCACAAGCCTCATTTGCGTACTGAGTGACACCGTGGTCCTCAGCAACGCCACTGACACCAATTCCCGCAACAAGGTCTGAGCATTGCTCAGTATCTCCAACTAAATTAACATCTTGTCTGGTTGTAGCAAGTCAAAATACGACTTAGGAATGACTCAGTTCCTAAGAAGTTGTCTTACCTTCTCTGGCTTTAAGGTGCGCCTGAGTAGTAAGGTAAAAACCAACACCTTTCGAAGAACACCCTGTCCCAAGTATAGGTTAAGAACGAAGACGTGATTTAACCCCCATACATGGCGTATTTGTGAACTTCTCAGAAACCAGGACTATCGCGTTCTGCGGTGAATGCAAAGTAAGCCCGGTGGTCGGAAACATCCAAAAGAGGCACATAACTGTACCGCTTAAGGTAAGGCATGAGCAAACTCACGCCCTTGAGAAACACCTCCTTGCCATGGAGCGATAACTCACACAAGTTGTTCTCAGCCATGCCGCAGAGAGTTTCTCTTGTGTACTTGTAATCGCCTTTGTTAACCCAATACATGTTACACAAGCATGATTGCAACCGGATTGGGCCAACAATCTTGCCATCGACTCGTTTAAACTTGCGTTGCAGGAAAATGACGTCGTCAATACCGACATACGGCTTTAGCTCCTCACCTTTGCGGCCTGCAGTGTAAGTCATGCGAAAGTCTTCGGCAAGAACTTTAGCGACGGTGACCTGGTTGAATCTGTCAATGACCGAGTCACTGGCACAACACAGGTTATCATCTCCTTGGGTGGCTGCAGAGCAATTGTCCCAAAAGTCATATGTCCCAGTAAGTTTGACATAAGCGTACACGAGGCAGCTCATGGACACCATGGAGTTAATAAACCCCGTGAGGAAATGCC